ACAAAGAGCAACAAAACTGGCTAAGTTTAGCCAAAGCAGAGTTAGTAGACGCCGGTCCACTAACTGCTAGAGCAATCACTGAAAGACTAATTGAAAAGGGCACTAATCGATTGAATGTCAATCGTATGGCGAAGTTACTCAAGATGTATGGCGAGGAAATTGCTATACTCAAAGGTCACAAGAAGGGAGAATACATCGCTGCTCAGAATGGTAACATCATAATCAAAGACATTTGGCACTACGCTGGTGGTTTCATTGATGAGCATGGTGCGTTTTCTATAACCGATAGGGATGAGCCAAGGCTCACCATTGTAACTAAAGGCGAAAGAGGCAGACTTCACTGCACACAATTGCATGACAATCTCGGCTTTGGTGCATTGCAGTTGAATAAAAGCGTAAGTGTCAACGAACCTAATGCTCACCAACTAGAGTTTAGAGGTCAAGATGTCGCTAAGTTACTTAGTGGCTCTTTACCTTATATCGAAAACAAAAGTAAAGTTGCAAAAGCGATGGCACACTATTTCTTAGAACCTGATAATCTACTTATGAAACAGTATGTGCAATACCAGTCTTGGAACGGAACACACAAAGCAGAGAAGGCTCTGCGACAATGGGGAGTGGACCAAGATACAGTGTTAAGTTGGGCGGAGGAATTGTAATGGTAGAAGAAAAACAAAGTCGAATTGGAAGAATACTGTCCCGTATTGGCAACGGTTTCAGAAGGAGAAAAACTCCTGCACCTCAGATGCCTCTTTGGACTACTGGTATTCAGGAACCTGTATTAGTACAGGGTATCACAATACCTGCTTTGTATTCCGTTGCTAACGAAAACCTAATTCTAAGAACCGTACTCTCGACTCTTCAACAAGAAGTATTCCGTAGAGGTTACTATTGGGAAAAGAAGTTCCATAAGAAGTGTGTCGAATGCGATAAAGAATACCAGCATGATGTAGACTCCTGTGATGAGTGTGGTGGCGAAGTTCGTAACCCTGACCCTAATGAAATAGTATATCCTAGATGGTTAATCGACCAGCGTAACAGTATGGAACAGTCTTTCATGGATGTCTTGAGAGAGATAGAGTACGATTTGAATATCATGGATGACGCCTTTATGATACTGATAAAGGAATACTACCAAGACCCTGATACGAAGGAAGTATCTTTTTACAGAGTCAAAGAAATAATCAGAGGCGACCCTATCTTCATGCGTATCATTGCCGACAAGCGTGGTGTTCGTGGCGGTAGATATCGTTCATGCCCTATACACCGTGATGTAGTCCGTAGTTATGCAGAAGAAGAAAAGACCTGTGAGGTATGTGGACATGCATTAGAAGATGTTCATTATGTTAATACATCAGGTAGCGGCAAGACTCAGTATTATTTGGAAGGGGAAGTAATTCATGTAAGTAAGTATAACCCGTCCAAGTTGTATGGTCGCTCACCTGTGTCATCTCTATGGCGTCAGGCTATGACTTTGACAGCAATGGACAATTACATGTACACTGCTTATTCAAAGCGCAGGATGCCAAAGGGTCTAATTTCTGTAACTACGGACAACTTAGAATCTATGAAATCATTCTTCAAGAGTATGGACGAGAAGTTAGAGCGTGACCCTCATTACATTCCCAAGATTGGTATTGAATCTAATACCGGCAAAGGTGGTGTGAACTGGGTCAAGTTCATGGACACGCTTGAAGAAATGCAGTATCTTGCAGTTAGGGATGAGATGCGTCAGCGCATTGCATCATTCTATGGTGTATCGAATGTGTTTATGATGGACACAGGTAAATCCGGTGGACTTAACAACGAGGGTATGCAGATTCTTGTTACTAATCGTGCTGTTGAGTTTGGACACAAGGTGTATACTGAGCACCTATTCCCACGACTTATGGAACAGTTAGATGTTGATGATTGGAAACTGACACTTTATCCTAACGAGGAAGAAGATGAGGTCACTCGATTGCGTCGTGATGAGATGGAAGTAAACATTGCTCAGCGTATGGTTATGTTAGGCTATCAACCTGAAATCGTAGAAGAAGGTAATAGAGATATTCGATTTATTTACAAGAAACCCGATCCTGCACAACAGCAGATGGGAGGCGCAGCGCCTCCGGGTGGTGGAATGATGCCTCCGGGTGGAATGCCCGGTATGCCGGGTGGCCCGCAACCGCAGGCTAACCCCGGTCAATTACCGAGCCGCAACATTCCTCCACAGTTAGCAGGAGTTATGGGCGGTCAAGCCTCCGCTGGTGCAAGAAGTATGAGTGACGGAGGCCCCATGTCTAGTCCTCAAAATAGAACTAGCATGGGGTCCGGCTCTCCAGTGAGCAGTGTGCAACAAAGAGGCTCTCAGCCCAGCCCGATAGAGCAAGCAGCCCGTAGTATTGGCGACTCCGGCAGATTCAAGGGTGCATGAGAACATTAAAGATGAGTGGAGTGGTGGCGTTTCGTATGGACTTGTTGAAACTTGACCCTATGGCTAGAAAAATGCGCACTCATATCGATGCTTTTTACAAAGCATTGGATGAGCAAGATGCAATGGGCGCTCGCTCACATATCAATGAAATCACAAAGTATGCAGACTATCTTTCTCACGATGTAGAAAATGCAATCAAAAAGCAAGATAGCGATGCAGTTGGCGTCAATGACATCTATGCTGGTGGCGTACCCGTGATGAAGTTTAATTCAGTTGAAAAGGTACACAAGGCATCCAACAGTGTCTTGCCGGGAACTATTCGTACAAGTCGTATTGGTAGCATCAAAAGGCAACTAAACAACAGAACACTTTGAGTTGAGCGCAATGAGTGAGGGAGAGAACACAGCGGAGAAACTAATGGGGGCACTCATTAGTAAAATGGAAAACATGGATAGTGATTTAAGAACACTCAAGCAAGAAAATGTAAACTTGCGAAAAGCAATAGCAGATCCGATGAACATGCTACGAAAGGCAGGATTTGTTATGGCTAAGACTGAAAAACCTAGTGGAATGCTACAAGACGATTTCAGACCTATGGGTGACGATATGGTAATCAAAGGTGCAGACCTAGATATGCCAAGCACCAATGAAGAGTTCCACCAAATGGAGTGGTCTGAGATTCACGCATTAGCAGAGTCGGCAAAGAGTGCTGGCTCAACCGGAAATAACATGGGAATGGAGTGATTGAAATGAAACCAAGATTTGAACCTAGAGATGAAGAGTTTACAAACTTACTTAACAAGGCTAACGAGTTGGCTGACAAAGTTGAGAAAGCAAAGGCTGACAGAAGTAGTCAACCTGAATACACTGCTAAGGAAGGTTCAGAGCAAGGCTATGAGTTTAGAACACAATCTGCTGGCAAAGACAATGTTAGAAATCAAGGTTTCAGTACAAACAATCATTTGATTGAAGTTGAAGATGTCAAAAACAAGGGCGCTACTATGGAGAACAGCGATGTTACAACAAGAGCATCTCCTTACTACCCTACCGCATTTAGCACAACAGGTGCACTTGAAAACTTCACAGGTGGCGAAGGCCCTGTTCTCAAATCCGCTGGTGGAAACATACAGAAGTTTCAAGACCAGCAAATCAAAAAGAGCATCGAAGAGTTATCTCGCCGCATTAACTAAGCGGCTGGTGATGATTTGATTGAAACTCCTTTAGATACTCTCACCCTTCGTAGAGAAACATTTGTCAAATCTTTATACGATGGCATAGGTGTATCAGAGGCGGCTGACGAATACTTAGAAGCCCATAGTATTGTTACAAAGGCAGACTTGTATTACAGTAAGCCTAGTCTTGAGCCTTTGTTGTTGTACCTTGCCAAGGCTGAAGGTGACACTAGTTTTTTCCAACTTGGTCCTGAATCAGGTCAAATGGGTGATCCTGAAGAAACCCAGCACATAAACACATTATTCCAAGGTCAGTTACAGTATAGCCCTGAGTTTGCTAATACCTTTGACATGAGTCAACCTGCTAGCACAAATCCTCATTTACAACATGCATATGGGGAAGTGGAACATACATTTACTGATGGTAAAGTCAGAAAGGTACCTCGTTATATCGCTCACAATTTTTTGTACTATACTCCTAGAGAAGAACTAGGTGAGATATCTCAAGCCGAATATGACAATAGGCGATTAGCGAATATGGCAAAGCATTTCAAAACAAAACCAAATGAGGCTAATGTTTTCAATCAAGGTATTTTTCACGAACTAAGTAACCAAGCGAATGAGCCTACGATACAGCACCATACTCATAATAACATTCATGGGGATGAAAGCGTATTACACATGTTAGAAAATAATTTCATAGATGGAGATGTACCTAAACTCCGAGATGTATTGTTAGGTGTTAGCCATTTAAGGTCTGATAGGAGAAAAAAGTTGTACGATGAGATATTAGAAAGGGGTGGCATAGACAAAGGTCGTGCAGATGATTTAGACCATAATGGTAACCATTCTATTGCCCTTGATACTAAGGGGGAAGTAAGGGTACCTTTAGGTAGAATGATTACCAGTAGTTACAAAAAGATATTACCGCTTTTTAGAGCACTCATAAGACCTGAAAGATTTTCAGCAGATAATCAAATAGGAGTACATGAGAATCTACCGGCTGAAGAAACACTCAAACCTATGGCACTTTACAATGCTATGCACGACCACGAATTGATAAGGTACCATGTTGGTGTTCTGAAGCACTTAGGTAAATTAGAACCATACAAAGACCAAATCGATGAACTTGCTGACAAGATTTATGCTTCAAAACAAAGTAGTAGCATAGAAGGCGCTCAGTACCGTGCAGAAGAAATATTTAGCCGCATGTTCGATTTACCTAAATACGATGCCAAAAAGAAAAGATTTAGTGTCGATCGCTTAGATACATTGGCACCTAAAAAATATGATTGGCACAATTCTATCAACAAAAATAATCTTTCGATAAAGGGAGTAGCCGCTGCATTTCATTACGATTTAGATAAAAATTATTATTTTCCTTTAGGTGGCAATCCGTCAGGTGTAGAGTATAATAAAAGATATTCCCTTAATCCTGAAAATATACAGGATATGTTAGGTCGTGCAGAGCGACACAGGAAGAGTTACTACGAAGATAGAGAGTTGAGAAATAATTCATTATTCTTCACGCATCCTCATGTGCATGACAATCACATGGAGGACTTTATGGAGGGCGACAATAAGGGTCTGTCTCACTTTTGGACCCAAATGTTCAATGGTGTCGGTGGTGAAGGTTTAGAGCAAAACAACGCACTGCTTGTTTTGGCACACATATTTGAGCATCCATTTTCAGAAGAGGAACAGTCTGAATATATGGAAAAGTACTCTGCTGCTGAAGAGGCACTAAAAAACTTCAACCCTATGGAATTGAGCGAAAGTAAACGAGATTTGGAGCGTAGGATAGAAACGGCAAACTCTGCTGATAAAGTTAAACTAGAGATAAGACTGAAAGACATAGAGAAGCAGATTGATGAATACAAACACCATTTTTCATTGAGAGATTATTATGAAGGTAAGTTAGCAGAGCAACGCAACCTATTGATTGATTATAACCATCCTGATGACCCGCACAATTACATTCACCCTAAAGGTGAAGTTACAAACTCAAAGGATGAATCGAAGGGTTATGGTGGCGCACACAATGCCTTAGCCTTTGCAGGTCAGCAGCAACAGCACATTGTGAGAAGGCCGGTATTCGATCCAGTGGCAGTTCACCAACATAAGAAAGCCCAAGAAAAAGGGCTACCTAGCACTCACCCAATATCAAGCCGCTTCATATCAGTCCCTCGCAATGCCCCGGCTTCTTCTTTGAAGTTTGGTTATAGAGACACCATGGACCCACAAAACAAAGCGGAGGCAGATGCTGCAGATGCAATTAGGAGTGAGAACATAAAGTCCTATGCGCTTTCTCTCGGCACTCCAGCGCACATGGGTATAACTGCATCAGGTCATCAACTTAAACAAGTAGGTACCAATTTTTCAAGAAATGCTACACATACGGTTAGGAGAATAATTGCACATTTGGAAGATATGTTGACTCCACTAGGGCTACCTAAGTTGTCACAAAGGGAGCCTGATGACCCAACTTACAGTGGCAAACTTCAAACTCCTAACAAAGATGTACTAAGAAATAGAGGTAGGGCTGATGTTATACATGACACTCATCTACATAGTAATACTGACATTGGGCATGCGGGTGAAGTAGAACACCACGATAGAAATATTCACGAAAAAGAAAGAGAATCCATACTTAGAGGTTTAATTGGAGGAGAAGCCAATAGTCCTTTGTACCCTCAAGAGGAACACGCTTTGCATTTTGATGACCCAAGGATGGAACACCACGGCCACAAGTTAGTCACTGACATACTTAGAAGAGATCCTGTAAATAATCCTTTTCAAGATGTTGAAACTAATTCTAAAATTATTGATGACGCTACTGATTATTTACGACGAAACTTAGATGCTTACGACAGATTAAAGCAGCAAAAAAATGAAATCGAATCAAAGTTAGATACTAGAAATCCCGAACACATAAGGAACTTTGAAGAAAGAGATAGACTACAAGGTATGTTGCAAGACATCACTCCGTTCATACAAGAGTTTAAGGACCAAATGGATGCAATGGGTGCGGCGAAGAAGTTGTTAAACACAAATCCTAGATATAATATCAAAGAGTTGTTTGAAAAGATAAATGACATAATTGATGGCGGAAGAGGATTACCGCATAATGAGTTGTCTGCAGAATTGATGAGATATGACAGAAGTTCTTCACAAGGAAAATCCACCGGATTCAGAAGAAACTTAGGTAGAGAAAGTAAACTCAAAAATACTATAGAGGCTGACAAAAAAGCCCTCACCCAAATAGCAGCAGATGAAAGGAACAGGTGGATTGATTCTCAAGGTCTATCGTTTGGAGATCCCAACAACATACCTCGTTACTTAGGTAATCTTGCGGTCTACATGAAAGCCATGGAGAGGCGTTTGCATTCTGAAGATACAGGAGGAATCTATGAAACTTTACAGTCGCACATGGGATATGACCCTGTTACTGGACATAAGGTTGAGCAAACTATGCTCACACCAATTACTCCTCAGTCTGATATGAACGGCTCAGGTTCATTCGTGTACTATAATCATAGCAGTGATGAGGGTAAAAAGTTTGGATTTGAAGCAGACATTAAACCAGTGTACGACTCTCATGGTAAATTGGTTAGGTTTGAACAAGTCGAACCTTACGACTTTTTGAGCAAAACATTGACAAGACCTATGTATAAGCAAGTAGGGCACGAATATGAGGCGAGATGGGGTCCAGCCATGGATTCTAAAACGACATACGCTGATGAGAGTGCAATGGAGATGTTTGGAGGGGGCAGGAGAATGGTAAGAAAACAAGAGGATGCTACAATTTTACTCGCCTCGCTTTCTAATCCTGACATTATGCTCAAGAAGGATGGTGAATATCCAATCCTTCAACCAATGCATCGCATATTCAAGTTAGATGATTTGGAACACCTTCGTGGATTTAGTGGCGACTGGATAGTATCTGCTATGCCTGAAGGCCCAAGAGCATTCGTGGAAAAGAAGGATGACAAGATTACAGTTAGAGGCGACTTTGATTTAGACAAAGAAACAAAGGAAAACTTTGAGAAGATATCGAAGAAGAACTTTGTTGTAGATGTGGTGCTTGCAGGCAAAGAATACAACATCATAGATATTGTAGAGTATGACGATAGCGATGTTCACGATATGCCTTTGCAAGAACGCATAAAGATTCTAAGAGGTACTATGGAGAGTACAGAAAATGTGCTACTACCTGCTGCTCACAACTTGAGGCTAACGGATGATGTTGGCTTAGAAGCCATAGTCAAAGATTTGCTCAAAGAGCATAAGCGATTGGTGCTAAGGGATGCCAACTCTACTTACATGAAAGGAGAAAATAGGCATCCAAAGTGGGTATTGTATGATGAAGGTCAAGATGTCAACCTAATGGTTCTTGACAAAAAGGGCACATCTTCTTTCACATATCGATTAGGCACTGGTCCTATTACGCATGAAGATTCGTTAGGCGATCGTGCTGTTGAGTATGAGGGCGACACATACATGGATGTAGGTACATCATTCCAATCTGAGGATGAGTATGAGGTTGGAGATATAGTCACAGTAAATGTAGATAGTATTTCTGTCACTGGAAATGTAGAAGGGACTGACATTTATACTGTAAACAGTAACGAAATCAAAGGTGAGGCAGAGGGCGAGGGTGTATCTAGTGTAGAAACACTATCTATGTTTACTAAGTCTGAGCCTGTGATGTGGCCGCATGAAATCGACAGGGATGGAGATAGAATCGTTATCAAGATGGCTGCGGGGGATGTAAGTTATCGTGCTTCGGCAATCGATGGCGAGTGGTATATGTTCAATCCAAAAGCAGAAAATGGTTGGTTAATTCGATTGGCAGAGAGCCAAAGGCCGTTTTGGTCGCCAGTCGCAGGAGTCATGTTGAAAGCAGATTTATCTTTGTTAGATGAAGAATCTAAAGCAGAAGTTCACGAATCTAAAAATGATGCTAAGCCCCTAATACCTCCGAAGAAAGTTAAGAATACTAGTTTTTGGGATTCAGAAATAGACGAGGCAATAGCGCACAAAAAGAAAGTCAAGCGACTATTAGCAAAGAGTTTGACTCTAGCATCTTCTATGTTGAAGTCAGGAGTGGGTGCTGTTGGAGATTCTAGCACAGGTACTATGGGGCTTGGTATAGATTATGCTACACCTATAGAATCGCCAAGTGGCCCTACCAGCCTTGTCGGTTCCAAGACTATGCCCGACCATGACGCTAGAGATGTAGAGCGTGATAACAAAGAAAGAGCCGAAGATAAAAAAATGGGCCACAGAAAGCCTGTTGATGATGACGAAGCAGGTCATTTGTCTATAGATAAAGACAGAGCGGCATTCGTACCTTATTAAATAGTATGAGCGGTGTAATTATCGGCATGGCACCAGCGGCTGCACTGAGGGCATCTACCCCTGCGCACCCTGCTAGCATTGCCATTGTCAAGTCATCCAGTGACCTAATCATTGCTGGCTACGCATCTGTAGAGATGGTAGACAAGCAGGGTGACTTGATTACTCGTGGAGCATTGAAGGACGCCTTTGGTAACTTTATGAAAGCAGATGGTTTCCGCAATGTACAACTAGCACATTCAAACATTCAAGTTGGTGAAGTAATCAAGGCTTACACTGATTCTGAAGGTAGACTATGGAAGTCCGGCGTCGATGATGCTGGCATGTTCGTTGTCATCAAACTTAGAGATGACATCGAGAAGGCTCGTGAAGTAGCCAATGAGATTCGCAAGGGTAACCTAACTGGGTTCAGCATTGGAGGACAGGCGTTCAAGCGCATTAACAAATCCGATGCAAAGCATGGAAACTATACTGAGATTTCCAAGTTAGAATTACACGAAGTTACTATTTGTGAGAAGGGGATTAACCCCGAAGCATCCTTTAGAATACTAAAGGAGGACACTACTATGACAAACGAAGTAGACGCATTGGGTGAATTGGCATCCGTGATTGATCGTTTATCTAAGCAGTTGGACGACATGGACAAAGAAGATGAAAAGAAGGGTTTTATGCCTGACATCAAAGACATCGATGATGACGGTGATATGAAAGAACCAATCACTGAAGCACGAGAGGACATGGACGAAGATGACGAAGATGGCGAAGATGACGACAGGGAACCAAAAAAGAAACCTATGGATGAACTAAAATTAGCCGAGGACGACAAAATGGCAGATAAAGAAGAAGATAAGAAAGATGAAAAGAAAGACAAGATGTACAAAGATGACATGGAAAAGTCAGAGTACAGCGATGTCATCACTAGCGAATACCTAGATTGGATGGAGAACACTTTGAAATCCGCTGGCGTAGACACTGGTGCTGCTCGTGCGCACTTTGATGATGTTTCCAAGGCTAACCTTGGAAGCACTCCTGAGCAGATTGGAGATGGAGCAGACTACTTTGCAGGTCAAGTTAAGGGCCGTGCAACTGAAGGTGGCTCACCATCAACCAACGCTATCTCCCGTGCAGGATTAGGTGGAGGCGGCGATGTCGCTAAGTCTTACCTAAACCCTAACAATGTTTCTCCAACTGAAATCGAAGAAGCATATGAAGTTTTCAAAGCAGCAGCAATGGAGCAGCAGTTCAAGAACAACTTGAACGATGTGTTCTCAGAGCGCTTGCAGAAAGAACTGACATCCGAAGCACAAACTCGTGCAGCAGCAGAGTTTGACGCTCGTGGCCCTCTCGCAACTATCGAGAAGGCAATTTCCCAACTAAGTGACAGAATCGACAACATGTCCGTTTCTGCACCTGCGGCTGAAATCCGCAAAGCATCTGACAACTCCAGTGTAGCGATACCGTCTACAGAGGAACTAGCAAACATGTCTTGGGACGAGGTACACAACCTCGCTGGGAGTGTTTGGAACTAAATGGAGGAATGAATAATGGCACGAAATTACACACGAACAGTACAAGACATGGAACGCTACTACTATGGAGCAGGCACTAACATGGGATTCGGTTACTCAGGTAGCGAACTTCTCAAAGCAGATGCACCACTTCTAAGCACAACCGCTGGTACCTACCAAGCGATCTACGGACGCAAAGTTTGGTCCCAGTTGAACCAAGAGTTTAACGCATTCTCTATCCTTCCTAAGAAGCCTTGGGACCGCAGTGGATGGAGAGTCGTAACTGCAAAGCCTTCGACAGCAGTCGGCGGCGGTATTGCAGAGAACGGCACACTGCCTGACACCACCAAGCCTACATTCCAAAATGTTGCAGCAAAGCCTAAGACTATCGCACACTCATTCGATATGTCCGAGGTTGCAATCTTCTTGAATGACAAGGATGACGGACTTGGCGACATTCGCTCTGTCCTAAAGGAAGAGATGGGTAAGCACCACGCTGAGCACATCAACCAAATGCTACTACAGGATGTAGACACACCTGCAGGTAACGACCTTGAATCACTCGACAGAATTACTGTTGGAAGCATTGAAGGAAGTGGTACAACCGCTGACACAATGAACTTTTCTAGCGACGGTACTGCATACGGTGCTGCTGGCGATGAAGATATTTACAGTATTGACCGAAGTGCAAACTCATGGTCGGAAGCAGAAGTTAGCACAAGTGGTAGCGATTCGGCAAACCGTGTTTTGAGTCTCGACCACTTGGACCTACTCTTCCAAAAGATTTGGCAAAGAGGAGGTAATCCAAAGGTTATGCTAACAGGATATGACACTTTAATGAGAATCCAGCAACTATTGCAGGCTCAACAGAGATTCATGGAAGAGAAGCGTGTTGTACCAACTTACAATGGCGTTAAGGGTGTACCCGGTGTTGAGGCAGGATTTATTGTCGCAACCTACAACGGTGTACCAATCATCCCATCTAAGGATGTAACCACAGATGGTATCAGCAGAATTTACATGCTTGACACCGATTATCTATACTACAGTACTGCGAAACCAACTCAATACTTTGAGTCCGGTATCGAGACTGGCGATCCATTCGCAATTAACAGACTAGGACAGGAAGGACTTTACCGCACAATGGGTGAAGTTTGGACTACTTTCTTTGGAGGTCAGGGTTCAATCCGAGACTTGTCTTGAGGTTGATTGTGACAAATAATACAGGAGATGAAAAAATATGGCAACAGTAACATCGCATACAAACCTAACAGTAACGACAACATACCTAGACATACCAATTGCAGGTAACACTCCGGGTGCACTAGCAAGTGCACCTGATGCAGACGGTACAATGGGTGACAACACCGCTTGGTTAAGTGGAGCAGGAGATGCATACAGTGCAGGTACTGCGGGTTATCCGGGTACTTTGACTCCATTCACTGCAACCAACACAGCAGGGACAAATGTACCAGTATCAGGTCTAAGAATGATTTCAGTTATGGTAACAGGTAACACAGGAACAACTCAGAAGTTTGCAGTTAATGCTTATGACTCAGGCCTAAGTCGCATTTATGCACTTATCAACTTGACAAACAACACTGACACTGACGAGTCTTTGGCAGCAGCAGCAACTGTAGTAGCACACGAAACTGGTGAACTGACATTCACTGTTGGTGGAGCAACCGATACTACCTTAATTACACTAATCGCAGGTTAAGTT